GTATTGAAGGCGCTATCAAAAGGGGCCATGGTTCTAGTAACTCGTTCCTGTTGCGTCTACTCCTGCCGAAGTAGCACTAAAGTTAGCAGCGCCACCTTCATCTCCTACAGCAATAGTATCGACTCCACCTGTGACCTTGGTGTTTACTGTGTCAATTTCTAATATCTGATTTCTAAGTGCAACTATATCATTTGATCTAGGAAGAACAACAATACGAATACGATTAGAAGTTACACCATCAACATTTGAAATTGAAGTTATAATGACATTGTTAATTGCAACAGCCCCTGTCAAATAGTTAACTGTTCCGGCCGTTTCGTTGGTATAGTTTCTCGTAGCACCTGTCAAATAGTACAGTCTAAGATTTCCGTTTCCGTCATCATCAAAAAATTGTTCGCTTGTAGAGTTGGTTCCAGAAACATAAAATCCTGTGGATGTTAAGATACCACCCATAGCACTATTATGTCCAGCATGAGGATTGTATAATGTATTATTATAATACAAGTTATAAGATTTTGATTCACCTTTTATTGGGGTGAAATATTTTGCCAGTCTAGGATTGACTGAACTACTGGTTATTGATTTATCAGTAGCGTCTATCAAACTCAATAATTTTGAGTGACGCAAGATCGCATCAAACTTAACCAACTCTGTAGTGTTATAATTAAGAATGGTTGAAGTAACTTCAGTAACCAACGTGTCTTTAGTTTTTACAGTGGCACTAGAGTCATATTTAAAATCACATGTCAATAGAACATACATAAAATCTGGATCAACAATTACTGGAGTGATCGATGCCACAGTAAACTTTCCAAGTTGACTTACTAGGCCAGTTTTTTCAGCCTCTGTCAAATTGGTGCCAAGATTATTTCTTACAGATATAAAGACCTTTCCATATTCTGCTGTGGCTACAACACCTAGACTAGAATCAAACGAACCGTTTTCTCCACCGAACACTTGAATTGCAGTAGCGTTAGGATATAACTTCTGTACAAAAACTTTATAGTCGTTAGTTGTCACACATCGTCCCTGTGATGCATAGTCTAAGGGTGCAGATAATTTTATAGACTGAACAGTTTCCGCAGCTGCTCCACCAGAAGCAACTTCCAATGTTGTGGTTGTAACATTAACAACTGTGTTGATTGCTCCAGAGTTTGTAAATGCAAAAGCACCGTTAGCTTCATCAATATTTGTTACTACACATTTTAGTATGACAATATTTCCATCACTAAGTTTTTTACTTACAACGCCATCGCCAAAGTATATTTCAAACTGTCCCTCTGAAACTTCTTGCAAATAGTATACCACACTATCTCCCGTCAGTTGAGTTATGTCTGTAGCTTTGGTATAGGTTACTGTGGTTGAATCGGATGAAGAGTTCTGAACTTGAACGGTTAATGTTGTAGTATCGGCCTTATCAGTGTTCAACAAGAACTTTTGATTTATATCGGCAGAGTCAACTGTGTATCTAGTAGTAACATAACTCCCTTCGTAAATTGGAATATCACTGAAGGTTATTCCAGCACCTGTTTGAGAAGAAGAGTAATCGGATACAGTTACGAACTGATAAGAAACATTATTGATGGTAGTTGTAAAAACTTGACCAGCATTCATTGTTGCTGTGGCTAAAGTTGCATCATTAAGTGTAACATTAACTTTTGCTCTTGGAGCTCTGACAGATCGTGTTTCATATCCCAAAGTTTTTGCATGAGACACTACACTAGATCGCAACGCCGCACTGTCAATGAACATTTCATTTGCAAGCATGTTTGCATGAAATCCAAGGTAATGAGTATTATATGCTAGCACATCTAATAGTGCGCTGATACCAGAACCTTCAAAGTCGTAGTCAAGAAATTGGTCTTGATTTCTTAGAAAGGTTTTGAGGTTAGTCTTAACCGTATCGAAATCCAAACCAGATATTTCTAATTTCTGATTATTTGCCATTATCGTAATACCTCCAACAGCACGTTTATAGCCGCTATATTATTTGGTTGAGTCCTGATTGAAAAAGTTACTTTCATATCATATGCATTACGATCTAGGTCTGGCGTAACATCTATAGCAATCACAACAGCTCTTGGTTCATAATTTGCAATAACATCTGTAGCTGCTTGTGATAATGCAATCGTAGTTAGAGGACTAACATTTTCAAATAACAAACCTCTGATTCCAGAACCAATCTCAGGATGAAATGGCTTTTCATAGAAATTAGTCAATATCAAATTTCTCACTGAACGTTTGATAGCAGTAACGTTAGTCAGGACATTAACATCTTTATCCCTAGACCTCTTGGTGAAAAATAAATCCAAGTCTTTATATTGTCTTACTGTCAGCGGAGAGTTATTTGTCCTCTCTGCATCTGTTAAAGCTGTCAGTTCTCTAAAGTCTCTTGTCTTTTCTACGGTTGCCATTATTACTCCAAGCCAGTTTGTATTATTTATAAGGAATTATTAAAGTTCATACAGCACATCTACTGGTATATAATCAATTCTTTCTGCATCTGCGACACGAACCTCAGATATAACTGCCTCAATATTTTCTTGCCAATAATTTAAAAAACGGTGGACCCGTGGATATTCGGGAACAATGTCACTGGTTTGCCAAACAAACTCTTGTAACACATTGGTATAGTCCGGCATCCAGTATAGTATGTCAACCGTAACTATGCTCTTCCTACGCAAAATCATGGGCCCGCAAAGGTGTTTGGTGAACCTGTTGCAACCACTGTGCAACCAGATACATCGTCACCTATCCTTCCACAACCTTTACCATTTATAAACACCGTTGTTGAACCTGTAGTAATCGGTGCTTGATGCGGTGGGCAAATTGGAGCAGGCAACAAGTGTGGATGATTGTTGTCACCTTGTCTACTTATTCCCGTTCCATTAACAAAAACATTAGGAGATTTTTCCAATCTTGATGGGACAGAACAATGAACTACATCATCGTCTACCATATCTCCTCTACAAATCGCAGGCATATCATTCTCCTTAACTTGCGTTGTTTAGTCTCTCTCTTGCAATTAAAAGTTTCAACCTATATGGCCATAATGCTAACTCTCTGTGTTCCGCTGCAGTGTGTCCATCTCCATCTTTATGCGGTTCACCAACTAGATGATGGTGATGATTTTCAATATGTGAATCACTTGCAGTTTCAAGGACAAGATGATTTTCTAATCCAGTTGCAAAATTCTCAGGAACTAATTTATCTCTTCCATCTGGTGTTTCCATTATAATATTAGCACCTCCAGCGCCGCCTTCAAAGATTAAAGGTTCGCCAGAAACAACTGTTTTAAATTCACCAAACGTTAAATCTTCATATCTTACATCATCACCAGTTTCTAATAGAAGTCCACCAGTATCGGTTCCTGTTTCAAGTTCAACCTCAATAGTTGTTATACTTCCTTCTGTAATAAAACTATCCACCGCTGGGCCTGTTACTAGAGGTGCATTAATGTTAAATGTATCAGTAGACAGTCCTTTATTAATGCTACTTAAATAAAATTGTTTTTGTACACCACCACCAGTACCAATTATTTTAAAACTAACAGCATTATCCTCAGTTGACAAAAGACCTTGAAATACCCTCAGTACATTTCCAGATGAATTCATAAGTATTATATCCTCTTCACCAGCAGTTGTACTAAGACTTTTTACGAATAACTGAACTGGCAAGAATCCATTTTGATCTATAATTACAAAACTATCTCCAGTAAATGCTCCTGTTAGTTCTCCTCCTGTAGTTACTGGCAACGTCCCAGAATCCAATAATATCTCATTTGAATCTACCAGTGTACCCAAGTCTGGTTTGAAGCTAATAACATGCTTCAAGGTAGTCAAATTAATTTCATCATAATCTGTATATACTACTGTTTCATTAGATGTAGTAATTATGGTAAACGCATGTGCCATATTATGATCCTACGGGTTCAAGTTAATATTTGGACCACCAGTAATTGTAATGTCACCACCAGAAGTATGCGTCCACGTTGATCCTGTAGTACCATTCCAAGTTGTACCAATTGTGTAATTCCAAGCTGTTCCAGTTATTAAGTTAGTGGAAAGGCCTGTAGTCTTAGTATCTGTTCCCGTTATGCTGGTTGATCTAGCGTGTGACGTATCTGTTCCAAACGTTTCTGTTACATTACGGGTAACTGTGTGGTTGGATGATCCTGTGACAAGTAACGTGTGAAAGTGTTTATCAATTTCCGTACCGTAAGTCTGAATAACATTTTTCTCTACTGTCTCCTCTCTTTCACCATGTACAAGTGTCACATGGTGATGACCGTCTAGTGTTGTTCCGTATGTCTCATGAACATTACCTTTAACTGTCTCATACTTATTACCGTCAACCTGTATGTTCCAATCGCCCTTGATGTAGGTCTTACAATTAGACTCGATAGTTAAATTTACATCACCTTTGATATTAACAAAGTCTGTGCCATGAATAACCTCATAGTTGTTGCCAACCACCCTGACATGTTTAGTTCCATCCGCATCAACTTCATAAAAGGTTCCTGCTGTGTGATACTCATGAATACGTTCTGAGCCTGGCGTGTCATCATACTCTTTGATATGACCGCTCTCTGATTCAAAGACATGATTGTATGGATACTTCGCTCCGTATCGTGGGCGGCCGTTCTTATTAACATCGGTTGTACGAGGTTCATTCCACTTCTCATTTGTAAGAGTGGGGTCATCCTTATTCATTAGTGGATTAATTTTATCTTCGGTATAACTAGAGTCAGCGGATTGCGGCGCACCAGCAGCAGGAAGGGGATGAGATGACTGATCATTTATATCAGCGTTCTCATTTATGAAAGATACACGGGGATCAGTATTTGGTCCAGTAGATTTACCGGCCATCGTGGAATATAAACCAGCGTTATCAAGAAACACATCATCTTTCTTAACTCGATTTCCGTAGATATCAATACCACTATTTCTTGGTGTATCATCACCGTAACCAAATTCATCATCGCCTTGCGCTTGATCAGAATGAGGTAACAATACAAAAGCAGTATACGCTGCATCCTTGTCACCCAAAACGTTGTGTCCAGCACCTCTTGCTAATCGATTTGTATCAGGTTCACCAAACGTATGACCAGATGATCTAGAGAAAACTCCATCCTCATCATTTTTACCATTAACGAAACCACCCAATGGATAAGGACCATATGACTCCTTACCATAATCTGGTCTAACTTTTTTATCAACTGACCCTTTGATTATGCCGCCAATGTCATCTTTTCTATCAGCTGGATTGAAGGTATTATTAGTCTCATTACCATCATCATCCGCATCAGTATATGGCATAGAGTACTCTATGCTATCAGTCAGTAAACTTGATTGTGTTGAATTTTTGTGGCGAGGATCGTTGAACCCTCTAGTGTATGTACTTTCAACACCGCCTGGAGTTTCGGGAATGCCGGGAAGTGTTCCTATAATTACTGGTTGTTGGTTTTCACCAGCATCACGGAAGAATCCACAGACCCACCCACCTTCCACTAAGAAGGATGGAGTCTTTCCCATACCATGCATGGCTGGGTCTGTAGTTGGGTGCATGACATGAGCCCACGGCAAAGAACTAGTAGGAATTTCAGATAGGTCAGCAGAATGGTATCCCAAACATCTAACTCTAACTCTTCCTAGTTCTAGGGGGTCATTTCTATCTTCAACTACGCCAATGAACCAGATAAATCCATCACGGCCCATATATTCATTGATATCTGGCATGAATACTCCTTATAACTAGAAGTATTTAGTCGGTTACATCAATGCAAATCAGGATCACGGCCTAGTCGTTTGCCTTCTGACGTAAGGTACTCGTACTTTTCAATTGAACAACCTTTAGTGCCTGTATCTTCAAGGTTGGCCAAGGCATAGGAAGCCTCTTCTTCCGACAAGTTGGAAAAAAGAACCTCCACGTTGGTTTTAATAACACGGTATCTTAACATAGGATTTATTTAGAGGTTTAGAGCCTCTGAGTATTACCTCTGGACCCATAAACAGAACGCCATTGACCTAATCCACGGTCTTCTAGGGTTTTGATGTGGGAAAATGGGTTCATTGTGAGGTTGCCAGCAACAACAATACGGTCTTCACCTATGTGTTTTGGGACAGAATGGTTGACCCAGCCTGGAAACATTACCATAAGACTTGTGTACGGATGAACCGATTCCCTACCTTTGGCGGGATGGATACACCTATCAAACATCAAAGGAGCAGACCCAGCTGGACAGTCAACATAGTAAACGAAACTCCAAAGGTGAGGCCAGTGGTTGTGCATGATGGTGTAATCACCCTCTTTGTAGATTGCTCCCCAACAATCATACGGTATCATGTCGAGTTGGTGCGGATTATTCTCCGCAGCCAACTCCATTGCACGATTACACACCCACTGAAACCCCTTGCTACTGTCTTGCATGAACCAATCTGTCATGAAAGCTTTCACATTGGTCTTCTTCTGTTGAGCATCACCTAACTCTCGTATCTGTCGTTCAAGATTTTCATTCAACGTCATATCCTGATCTTCATGAATAGTCTTGTTTGCAACAAGTCCCAGATCAAGAGTGATGATAGGAAAATTCTCACAGAACTGTTTCGACAAGGGATGCTTGTCGAACATCGTAGTAGGTTTAAGTGTCTTCGCTAATGCTGCTAAGCTCATTCGACTTCTCCAACGCTCTCTTATACACTTCTGTCTTGAAACTAATAACCTTCTCAAGTCGATCAATACGATTACGAACACTCTTGGGAATACCACGCATACCACCATTCTTATTTGAGAATGATTTACGAATATGCTCCAACTCAGCAGTAAGAACCTTCAAGGAAGTCTTATGCAATTTAATTTCTTTGGGTGGTGTGTTATATGGAATAGCCATTTCCTTCTGTGTCTCTGGTGACACAACCACTTCAGGCAACTCATCTTCCATCACATAACCGTTTTTAATCATTTGCGATACTGCCTTCTCATCTTCTGGATACATTGGTTTAGCTTTCATTTAAAACATCTCCCAATAGAACAAAGTCGTTGTAATCCCGACCTTCAATTTCGATATATACCGTTTCCATGTCCTTCTCCTTGACAGGGCGATAGCTCTTGGTCTTCTTAGACCAATACTTAGGAACCTCATCCCACTTAATCTCATCAAACTTGTCAGAGTCGATAGTCAGAACTTCACCAGACCTAACATCTCCATACTCATCTTTAAAATTTACTGTTGTACCAATCATTTGGGCAATTTCTCCTCTGGATAGTGCCACCACCCTGTAGTCATATATT